TGTAGCATCGTAAGCTCCTTGGATGTCGTTTTTCTCTGTTGCATCTTTTACCACTGTTGCTGTTGAATTAACACCTTCTCTAGCAAGATCGACAACTCCATCTAAGTCGCCTGGTTTAAGATACAGCCAACACGCTGTAAAACCTACTGCCGCAAACACTAGAGCTCTGATCATGATTAACTCCTTACTAGATCAAAGATTTGTGACTTCAAACTTTCAATCTCATCACGCTCGAGAAAGAAGTCTGTCCTTGGATCCCAATATTCATTGGCCTTGGGATCAAAATACACTACCCGGCCATTAGGAAATTCAAATGGACCTTTCAGTCCTTTACGCCGCTTGTACGTTTTTTGCACGGAGTGACTCCAAAGTAAGTTTATGAAGATATTCCTGTGTTTCTTTGTCAAAACGCTCCATCAGTTCGTTGCGTTTTTTCTGATCTGCTTCCCAAACTAAATCTAACAATACATTTTTTAAAAAGCTGTGAATACGGATCCAATGAATGGCACTTTCATTTGGCTCATTGATTTCGTGATAAGCTTTCATTGTGTCAATTGTTTTGTCCATTGCTTGCAACACATCAATGCTTGATACTCTGTCTGACATAGGGCTCTCCTTAAGTTATACATATAGTATACTTAAAAAAAGCTTTTTGGTCAACCTAAATTAGTTAAAAACGCGAGTAGCCCGTGCTTGCACTGCTGAAGTTTGATTTTGTGTGACAACAGCATCATCTTGTGGGAAATCCACTTCAAGATCGATGTCTTCATTGATAGTCGCTGTTTCAAGCACTTCTACGTTTTGTCCTTGGCGCATCAAGGCAATTATAGCTTGGCCACCCAAACTATTAAAATCTACTACACGTTCAAGTACCTCACGAACGCTGCCTGCCAACAAAGTTCTACCGTAGAACTGTATATTATTTGCAAAATTTACTGCCACGTCATCACTAGCTCGAATCTCTGTAGTATCAATATCAATCCTATCTCGATTGATTTTTTCTCTTGCAAGCTGTTCTTGTACTCGACGATGGTTGCGTTGTACAATTTGTGCATTTGTAGTTGCACTGTATAGAGTGCTTGCTAAACTCTGTGCTGCTGGTATGATACCATTGGTCCAACAATTTCCCACAGCATCATCAAAATCAGATCCAGTATAAGTACCTGCTCCATAGACTCCTGCAGGAATAGTTATTGTAGTGCTTGCACCATAGGTGCCGTCTATTAGATAGTCAATAACAGGGTAAATACCAGTGCTACTACTACTGCTACCATTATCTGCATACAAACTGTCTAAATCACCAGCTGTTTGCATTGTGGCAAGTAAATTTGCATTTTGTTGCAAAGGTGCGGCACTATTATATCCAGCAGCAAATCCAATAACATCACTAATAGTAAACAAATTGCCATTACCAGAAGCAAGTGTAATATTTCCGCTGTTTTGATATGTGCTAGTCCAATAAGTGCTTACGGTGCTTGGTAAGTATTCGCTTTGATTTTCAATCTCAGTAAGTAAAACTGTACTTTCAAGATTGGCAATAGTGGTCGAAAGTTCGTTGCTGTTACTGTTTTCAATGTTTTTCACTTGTCTAAGACTGCGTTGAAGAGCATCGTTTGCAATTGCAATGTCGCTGGGAATAATATTTTTTAGTTGAGGATCCAACTGTTGGCTTACCGTATTATTAATAGTTCCTTGGTTATCCATGTAAATCGCAAATGATCTATGCAACCTTGTGCCTGCGGACAATGTTATAGTAAACGTGTCAAAACAATTTGGAAAAATCTTTTTTGGATCTAATAAATCAGGACCACTAACAATGGTCGACGTTGTTATGCCAAGAATTGTTTTTAGCTGATTTACTTCTACAGTTGTTAGCCCATCAAGCACTCGATATATTGATTTTTGGAATTCGTTCGGAAGACTGCCTCCTTCCTGCAACAATTCTTGAATGTTCAACCCAAGTTGTTTTACAGTAAGCACTTTCACTTGCTGGTAAGCCAATGTGATATCTCGTGTAAATGGTACACCAATAATCTGAGCCAGCCTTCTTGAAACTGTAATATTTTGAAGTTTGGCTTCTAATATACCTAGGCCACCTGCACTGATTAGATTTGCACACAGTTGTCCTGGATATCCAAGATATTGTAATCTCGCAAAGTTTATAAGATTGCCAGTCGACGCCAAATCAGTACCAAAATCTGCTAGGTCTTTGTTGACCAGTTCAAGTTCGCCGGTTATTGTACCGCCTACGCTCTGGAAGGTAACTGTATTGAGATTGGTATCAATGTTATTTGCTCCAGCAATAAGTTCATTTACATTGTCTACATAACTGTCACAGGTACTAACAATTGTGCCAAACTTTCGTGGGTCGCCTATGATATTGCCTGCTACAATACTGCCCCCTAGAGTGTCACTGCCCCAGGTCAATGCATAATCTAAAACTTGGTCTGTGGTACCCACTGTAAGGTTGCCTGTAGTAGCGAGTGCATTGCCGCTGAACAAATCAAAGCCTGCACTAAAAATCTCCTCCCCTTCGCCGTCAAACATGGTATTCCAGCTTGTAACCAAGTTATTTGCAAGTGTGTTAATATTTGCATTAGTAGCTTCTAGTTGTGCATACCAATCCAAGGCTTGAATGGTGTTGGTGTTAACTACAAAAGTAGCCAGTGTAGGTTGCACACTTTCGCTGGTTGTACTATCCGTAATGGTAATTGGAGCACTATTTGCACTGCTTATTGGGGCTTCGCCAAAGGTAGCATTTGCACTACCATTTGTAATACATGCGCCTGCTACTGTAAGACTAAGGCTGTTAACACCTGTATTTGCCATCTTTTATCCAATTATCACGTCAGCACTGCAAGTTGCTCTACCGTGTCCACATGTATCACTATTGCCTTTGGCATTCATTGCTATACCTTCAGCAAGCACACTGGTGTTTCCATTTGCAGTTTTAGCTGATGCATGTGGGGCACATCCAGGTTTTGGCCAGCAAGGATGAGGCGTGACACTTGCACCGTTGGTACATGCTTTACGTCCATTGATTATCACGCTAGGCGCACCAGGCCCAGTGGCAACACCACCTGCACTGTTTGCATCACTGATTCTCACTGCTCCGGGCATTTATTATCCTTGTAACATTTGCTTCGCTGTTGAAAGATCCAAGCCAGTTGTGGCTTCTGTGTAGGCTTTCACAACGTCATCGCGAGCTGGTGTGCTCATTGCGATACTAGCAGTATTTATATCCACATTTTTAAGGTCTGCGCTGAAAAGACTGGGCACCATTTGAATGCCCTGTTGTGACATTGCCATACTCAAAGGATGACTAACTTGCAGTGTACCAAATTCTGTTTTAAGTATCTTTGCTACAAGTTCTTCGCCACTGTTAAGTTTAAGTGTGTAAATTTTGCCTGTTTCGTAGTTCATGTTATCCTCTTAATATCCATAGTCTATTACTGATTGTGTTCTATCTGGGAAAAAATCTTGTTGACTTCCTTCCCTGTGTAGATCAAGTGTTATACAATGCAATCCTCCGTCCCAAAAATACCTATGGCGCCACGGAACATGTATAACATCTATTTTTTTGCGGTTGAAAAAGTCAACCACTTTGGGCTCCATTCTATTAACACAAACGGTATTTTTGTCGAGCACAAGACAGTTTACATCAAACACTGTTTCCTCAACATATCCTACCCAGTCCTGTAGCCATGTTTCTACAAAATTGGTGAACTCGTCATTGCTTTCCTGGCCTGGTACCCACCATTTTCCTTGTACTTTGTTTTTGTGTTGTAACCATCCGTCTACTAGATTCCAACTTTGATTTTCTACAAGAAATATTTCCCATCCTGGAAATGTTTTTGTGTAATCTTGAACAAAGCCAATGGTTATAATTAAACCTGGACGTAAAGTTGCAAAGGCTCCATCGTTGTGTCCCCCAATGTTAACCTTGTTGTGTCTAAAATTTGTAAAATGATTTTCAAATTTGTCCCAGTACCATTGTTTAACTCTATCATCCATTTCTCTCCAAGCATACATGTCATAATAAATGTCTCTGCCTACGCCTGTAATTTGCGGAGCATGCACCGGAAATCTTTCTATATTCATAAATTGACATTCGTTTTGCCAGATATCAAAAATTTTTGTGTGTATATTTTCTATATCGCTAAACTCTTTGCCTTCTACAAATCTTTCAAGATATTCATCGTACGTAGGCCAATCTAATGCTCCACTACTGTAGCCCTGCCAACTTTCAGGTGTAAGTGGTCCGTGTAATGCTACACTGTCAGGATTATATTTGTCTAATATCTCTTTGAAAGGAAATTTGACTTTTTGTTTAGGTTTTACATTACGAAAATAATCACAGTAAAATAACTCATTGCCAAGAACTGCCTGTTGATCACGAGGATTCAATGGCGGAGTTGGAATGTTTTGAAGCTCACCTGATTTTGGATCAATGTAATCCATGATACTTTCGTTTTTGTTCATCACAGGACGCAAGACTTCACAACCAAAGTTTTTTAAAACTGTTTCAAAATATTCTAAATCTTCTTGAGTCTCGTCGGCAATTTGACAAAGAGCAGATTGTATACGTGGATTTTTAATGTCTCGGAAAAAGTCGCTGCCGAAACAATCGCCAAGCATCACTGTGCGTAGTGGATCCCACTTATTCCAAACATTATAAGAATTCAAAGTTGACCTTCTGCTGATCCTGAATGTGTTTGTTCGTGAAATATTTTAAAATCGTCGATGCCGCCAATCACTGCACCCTCTGACTTTACCTGTGGAAATGTTCTTGCAGTAGGAAACTGTTCAAACAATTCGTCCCTGGTAAAGTCTACGTCCAGTGTGTAGTAGTGGTATGGGGTGTTGGACATTTCCAATATGGCTTTTACTTCTTCGCATTGAGGACAGTTGGGTTTTCCATATACTTCTATCATAGACTTAATCCTGAGAATGTATTCTCGTTTACGTCTTGTTTAGTGCCGCCAACAATGTAGCTGCTTATTTCAGTTTCCTGCGGCGCAACTTGCACATCACCGCCTGCAATCCATTTTTGCGTCCACGGCAACGGGTTTGATCCGCCTTTGAATGCGCTAGCATATCCTACACTGGTCATACGCTTGTTTGCAATCCACTCAACATACTCTTTGAGTAGCTCACTGTTCAGTCCAATCATGCTACCATCACTGAATAGGTAATCGGCCCATGCCTTTTCCTGCTCTACTGCATCTGTAAACATTTGTGTGACTTCTGCTTCAGTTTCTGTGCGAATTTTAGCATAGTCTTTGTCGTCAGTAGGTAGCAGTTTCATAAGTTGCTGTGTACTTGCTAGGTGTACGTTTTCGTCGCGAGCAATGAACTTGATGATCTTGGCATTGCCTTCCATCTTTTTAAGTTCAGCAAATGCCCAACTACACGCAAAACTTACATAGAAGCGAACGCCTTCTAGCACGTTTACACTGGCAAGGCACAACCACAGTTTCTTCTTGAGCTCATACTCACTGACTGTGATTTTTTCACCGTTTACTGTGTGTTCGCCGACGCCCAGCATATTATACCATCCAGTGTATCGAATAAGATCATCATAGTATTTGGTGATGTCATCAGCACACTCTGTGATTTCCTTGATCTCATACATTTCATCAAAAATTTTGCTAGGATCGTTGTACACATTGCGAATAATGTGTGTATAACTGCGACTGTGAATGGTCTCTGAGAAAGCCCATGTTTCAATCCATGTTTCTAGTTCTGGCAAGCTCACAAGAGGTAAGAATGCCATGTTAGGGCTACGTCCTTGTACACTGTCAAGAAGAATCTGTCGCTTTAGGTTTGACGTAAAGATATGCTGTTCCCAAGGAGTAAGATCCTTGAAGTCTTTGGCATCACGAAGCACATCTACTTCTTCTGGACGCCAAAAGAAACCCAACTGCTTGTCGGTTAGTTTGTCAAACTGACGATACTTTAGTGTATCATAGCGTTGCATACCCACACCGCCCTTTGGATCTAAAAATGCTAGGCTTTTGGTGTGGTCACGATTCTTCTTTAGGTTTAGTACGCTCATAGTTTATCCTTGTTATATTGCACAACTATCACAGACTTCTTCGTCTGTCATATGGTTTACACTTTCCATCAGTGGCTGGCTAGCATTCATTTTATCAACGTCAATTTCGCCTGAGCCATCGTAGGTATTAAAGTAATAGAGTTGCTTGCCACCATATTTATAGAACATAATCAAGTGTTTCAGCATATCACTCATAGGTATCTTCTCATCCTCAAAGTGCTGTGGATTGTAAGAAGTATTTACAGAGATGCCTTGATCAATATACTTCTGGAGAATGGCCATAATTTTTAGATAACCCTCTGGGCTACGCTGATCCCACAGTAGTTCATATTTATTCTTGAGGTGTCTGTATTCTGGTACAACCTGCTTTAGTACACCATCCTTGCTTTGCTTGATGCTTACATAGCTGCGTGGGGGTTCGATACCATTTGTGCTGTTTGAAATTTGCGCACTTGTTTCTGCCGGCATCAGTGCCATCAGTGTGCTGTTGCGAATGCCCGTTGCTTGCAGTTGCTCACGCAGGCCCTGCCAATCGACCTTGTCCTCGTGTACTACTAGTTCGTCGACATCCTTCTTATATGTGTCCACAGGTAGTATGCCATCACCATACTTGGTTTCGTTGGTCTTTGGACATGCACCAATTTCTTCTGCAAGATCAGCTGAGGCTTTGATCAAGTAGTAACTCCAGTGCTGTGCCCAAGTGTCCACAAGTTCAAGGGCACCTGGATCGCTGTAACTTGTATCGTTTTTAGCAAGCCAGTATGCTAGATTAATAATGCCAACGCCCAGTGGACGTCTGTTGCCTGTGGCAAGTTCTGCCGCTAGTATTGGATAGTTTTGGTAACTTAGTAATGCATCAAGTCCACGTACTGCTAGTGTACATGCACGTTCCATTTCCTCTGGCTCACGGAATGCACCCCAGTTAATGGCACTGAGTGTACACAATGCAATTTCTCCTTCAGGATCATCCACACTGTTCAGTGGCTTGGTTGGTAGATCAATCTCACAGCACAGGTTGCTTTGCTTTACTGGTGCTACTTCTGGCTTGAATGCACTGTGACTGTTAGCATTATCCACGTTCATTAGGTAGATACGTCCAGTATCTTTACGCTCTTGCATGAACGCAGTAAACAAATCAACTGCTTTCATCTTTTTCTTGCGCAGATGTGTGTTACGCTCTGCTTTTTCGTATAACTCTTTGAAGCGATCCTGATCAGCAAAAAAAGCGTCATACATTTCTGGTACATCATGTGGACTGAACAGTGTGATATCACCACCACTTAGCAAACGCTCGTACATGAGTTTGTTGAACTGTACACCATAGTCCATGTGACGCACACGGTTATCATCTGTGCCCTTGTTGTTCTTTAGTACAAGCAAGTCTTCAACTTCCAAGTGCCAAATTGGATAGTACAGAGTAGCCGCACCATTGCGCACACCGCCTTGTGAGCAAGAGCGTGTAGCCGCTTGGAACAATTTGTAAAAAGGAATAACACCTGTGTGGTATGCATCGCCTTTGCGGATTGGACTTCCAAGGGCACGAATACGTCCTGCGCCTACTCCAATGCCCGCCTTTTGTGAAACATACTTTACTACACTGCTAGCGGTAGCATTAATACTATCAAGACTGTCATCAGTTTCAATAAGAACGCAACTTGAGAATTGACGTTGAGGAGTGCGTACACCAGCCATAACAGGAGTAGGCAGACTAACTTGATGTGTGCTAACTGCATTGTAATAATCCTTTACCCAGCGCATGCGAGTTTCTTTTGGGTAGTGTTGGAACAGCGTAGCCGCAATCAGCATGTAACACATCTGCGGTGTTTCATACACCTGTTTTGTTACACGATTCTGCACTAGATACTTGCCACGGAACTGCTCCATTGCAGCATAGGTTAACTCTTCATCGCGAGTATGCTGTAACCAACGATTGATCCTATTCCATTCTTCATCGTCATAGGCTTCAAGGATCTCTGCGTCATAAAATCCTGCTTCAACATTCTTG